GATATCGTCAATATATCATTGACATAGACTATGATGCTTGCACCAGAGCCGGCCATGACCTGGCATGGAAATTGCATCAATATCTCTCCAGAAAAGGTGTAAAGCATCTGTTCTTCAATGGCAACAGCACATTCAGTGATTTGGCTCAAGACCCCAAAGTTTGGAACCACTGTTATTTAGATCCATACTGTACCCAATCAAGCTACGATCATGTGCTCAAAAACAACGGATTTGACTATGTAAATCCGAAATCTTATCATTTTGGCAAACAAGCCCATTGCTTTTGGGGCAAATATCTGTTACAATACATCAAACAGCACCAACTATTGGACCTTGATGAAATACCTACTGATTGACACTGCCAACATGTTTTTCCGAGCACGGCACAGTGCTCACCGTGCATCAGACGCCTGGACCAAACTGGGGTTTGCATTGCATGTGACACTGATGGCAGCAAACAAAGTGGCTCGCAGATTTGATGCTGATCATGTGGTATTTGCACTAGAAGGTCGCAGCTGGCGCAAAGACCATTACCGGCCATACAAGGCCAATCGTGCTGTGGCACGTGGCAAGATGACTGAAACCGAAGCCGAAGAAGACAAGCTGTTTTGGGAAACCTATGATGAGCTGACACAATATCTGAGCAACAAGACCAATTGCAGTGTAATACGTCATGCCCAGGCCGAAGCAGATGATGTGATTGCACGATGGATTGCATTGCACCCTCAGGACGAACACATAGTGGTTAGTTCGGACACTGATTTTGTGCAACTGATCGCGCCCAATGTTCAGCAGTTCAATGGCATCACAGACGAACTGATCACGCTGGAAGGCATATTCGATGCCAAAGGCAATGCTGTCAAAGATAAAAAAACCAAACAGCCAAAGACCATTCCAGATCCAGCTTGGCTGCTGTTTGAGAAGTGTATGCGTGGCGACAGCTCAGACAATGTGTTCAGCGCATATCCAGGAGTTCGTGAAAAAGGCACAAAGAATAAAGTTGGTCTCCGTGAAGCCTTTGCCGACCGAGAGAAAAAAGGCTACAGTTGGAACAATCTCATGTTGCAGCGTTGGACCGACCACGAAGGTGCTGAACATCGTGTGCTAGACGATTACGAACGCAATCGCACCTTGATCGATCTTACTGCTCAACCTGATGAGATCAAACTGTTGGTAGACACAGCCATACATGAACAGATCAGTCACAAGGATGTGGGCCAGGTGGGCACACACTTCTTGCGATTTTGCGGCAAATACGATTTGGTCAAACTCAGCGAATCTGCAGACAGCATTGGCCGCTGGTTGAACAAAACATACACAGGAGAACTAGATGATATTAGCAATGCCAGTAATAGCTGACCGCTATTGGATACTGAAAAAAGACAACCGCAAGGTTGGGCAAATTGAAGCACAGGACGATGGCTACACTGTGAAGATCAGCAACACAGTAAAAAAATACAAGACCATCAAGATGCTGGATCGAGATATTGAGTTTGTGCCGGCTGTTGAAATCCGGCCCAATCCAGAAAATCAAGTGTATGGCTATGACACCGGACAAAAAGTGTTCAATGCCATGTGGGACATACAACATCGACTGCCGCTGTTCACTCAAGAAGAACACAGCAAAAGCTGGTTTGCTGCCGGATGGTACTATGTCAAAAAGCATCGAGCCTGGAAGATGGTACACAATCCCAAATTGATCACACTACAACGATACAGCTATCAAGGCCCGTATCACAACAAAGAACAAGCTAATAATGCATCCGTACGACTTTAAGGAAAACGTAAAAACGGTCACTGGGGACAAAAGTGCTTATGACGATTTTATAGATAGAAACTACTTTACCGTGTGTAATGGTGCTAGAGTTCTAGAAATAGGTCCATATTTTGGTCATCATACTAGGTTAATTGCAAAACATGCACCTCTTTACTTAGAATGCATTGAAGGAAATCCATCATGCCGCTCTATTTTAACACAAATACCCGGAGTGAATAAAGTTGTTGTCGACGATGTTTGGCTCAGGACAGATGTTGATCAGTTTGATGTTGTGATTTGTTTTGGTGTGTTATACCACCACCATAGCGCATTGCATCTCTTAGAATTACTTGTAAATTGTAACGTTCCAAAATATCTAATGCTCGATTGCGTGTCTGCTGAGCATCCATTGGCGTATTTGCCGGAGAGTGTTAATGTTGGGGGGTCAAGACAAATCCGCCAATCTTGGAAACACTGCGGATTTAATTTAAAAACACCATTCTTTATTATTAATCAATCACTGTCAAACATGGGCTACGACTGTATTATGACCCATAAATTAGAAATCAGTTTTTTTCCAAAGTCTAACGGTTGGGTAGCACTTTGGGAAATAAGGAGAAATCAATGAATCTTTTTAGAGATCAAGAGAAATTTATGCAGGCCTGTGACCAAAGCGTCACTGGTGATCAAACTCAATTTGACATGTATATTGGATTGATTGGGGAAGAATTTCAAGAACTGCAAGACGCTGACACTGACGTGGACACACTGGATGCCTTGATTGACATACTAGTTGTCACAATTGGTGCCATCCACAGCATGGGTGCCGATGGCGAAGGTGCCTGGATCGAAGTCATGCGTAGTAACTTTGCCAAGATTGATCAGGCCAGCGGCAAGGTTCTCAAACGTGAAGATGGCAAGGTGCTCAAACCCGAAGGTTGGACACCGCCCAAACTAGAACAATTCTTGAACAGACCATGATTGCTCCACTACGTGACGATCTCATGGTGCAGCAACAACTGGGCTCGGAAGATGTGCCTTACATAGAAAAGTGGAGACACATGGTAGCAGTGATCATGCTGAATCAAACGGGCCGCCGCCCCGTGAAGACTGTGTATCCCTTGTTCATGCACCACTGGCCCACACCCGGTAGTCTATTGTTCAGCACCCCCGAACAAGTAAAGAACGTTATCTGGAGCCTGGGCATGAGCACGGTCAAAGAGAATCGCATACGCAGGATGACTGATGATTATGTTAATTGGGATGGAGAAGATGCTACCAAACTGTATGGTATCGGCAAGTATGGATCAGACTCATACGAGATCTTTTTCAAGCGCAACTATCAGGTGCAACCCATGGACAAAGAATTGATCCGTTATCTAGATGAAGAGGTATTTGTATGAGCCTGCACATAAATCGTTTTGTAGACAGTATCAAAGCACATGAATCACGCAATCAACGTGATTTTGTCATGACCATGAGAGATGCCAAAGATCTACATGCAGACATAACCAAACTGCTGCTGACTTTAGACGCCATGCGAGCGCCTGCTGCTGGTAAAAACGAAACTGTTTCAATAGAACTTGATGGTGGAAGTTTTAAATCTACATAGATTATGTGATAAATAATGCTATGAGCAGGCCACGTCCACAGGTGTTGATTGAACACACCAACAAAGTAACTTACAAAACAGAACAAGTTTTGGCCAGCGAAGGAGTGTGGGCAGTATTTTACGATGCCAAACCCATCAATCTCAAAACCAGCCATATGCTCACACAGTACCCAGGACCCAAGTACAAAAAGGTAAGTTTTTCAAATCCGGGCCATGCTAAAAATCTGTCCCGCAAGCTGAACACTCAATTCAAGACTGACAAGTTCACAGTGGTGTTGCTAACTCAGGGGTCACAAGTATACCCCGATGCCACATAAACTCTATTACACTCAGCAACTGCTGAAACTGCTGCCCGATGATGATCGGCCAACTGAAGACACAGCCATAAAAGAATGGTGGCAAGACATTCGTGAAGACAGCGGGTTGCGATTGAGTTGGGAAGGCTACAGCGTCATGACCCAGTTGGAAATAGAATCTTGGTCATTTGATACTGATTTTGCAATAGGGCCAGCCCAGTTGATATTGTTGAACAACAAACTTACCTGCCCTTATTTTATCATGATGGGCAAAAAAATGTTGGCAAAAAAACAGCCTCAAATAATACTGTATGGCACTCAAGAAGCCACCATGTATGCGTTGTATGGAGATTTGAAACGATTTTTGAAATACCTAAAGACCACATAAAGAGCTAAAAAACAATTGACCATAAATAGTTTTCCTGCTATACTATAGCTTAGGGACCTTAGCTCATTAGGTTAGAGCAAGCGACTCATAATCGCTGGGTGGTGTGTTCGAATCACACAGGTCCCACCAAACAACTGGCGTTCGTATAATGGATAATACAGGGGATTTCTACTCCCTAAATAGCAGTTCGATTCTGTTACGCCGGACCAGATTTATGAAAAAAAACACAGTTGATCACGACCTAGAGCAGGACATTCGAACATGTGCCTGGATGTTGCAAAAAGTACAAGACAGTGAGAACTACGCACAGAATCTCTACGCGGCCATGTGCAACAATGTGTTTCAAAAAAACGATGTATGGTCATTGCTCAAGGATGAATACTGGTCATGTTCATGGCGCAGTGCCGGCGGCCTGATTGCTCGCTTGCGAAATTCAGGCGATTACATGGACTGGTACTGCTCGGGCATAGGAGATGGACTGGGCAATGGCGATGCCGACGGAACCAAAGGCTACGTGAGTGAAAGCATAGTCACTGACGAAATTCAACAAGATCTGTTTGCCATTGGCTGGATTGTGCAACCATACGATGAAGAAGTTGGCTAAATATTTTTTTAAGAGGTAACACTATGGCAACACGTAAAACAACAACCCCGCGACCCAAGAGCTTGAAAACCATGGCCAAGCGAGCTGCCAAGGCCTATGTGCGTAAGCGCAAGTGATTGTGATGATAGTACGACTGGCAAACAAAATTGGTCAAGCACATGGAAAGTTTTTCATGTGGTTGGGCAAGAAAGCAGAATCAAATCCCTGGTGGGCAGTGGCTCTCACGGCATG